GCCCGAATGCTCTGCCGCAATCCAGTGCGTAAGTTCATGCTGCCCCCACCAGGCCGGTGACGCTAGGTGTGCCGCCGCTCAGGCTGACAAGCCGCAGCCTTATGTACTTCACCGGGCAGCCGCTCAGCGCATAGCCATATGTGCCATTGGCTGTGATCGTGGTGTCAGCGTTGGCTGAATCGAGATTGAAGTAGCTGCTGCCATCAAGGCTGCCTTCAAATCGGATCACCACATTGGTGCCGATGTTGCTGACAGTGACCTGAAATGTCATGCTGACGCCGCCACATTGCACTGCGCTGCCAGCGCCTGCGCTGGTCAACGTGCCGAGGCTTTCAACCTCAAAGCCGCTGAATGTACCGACTGGCTCAGGCATGATGCGATAGCGATGCACTCAATCTAGAAAAAGCCCCAGCCGAAGCCGGGGCATCATGAAGCGGATCAGCCGTACTTCTTCAGGCCGAAGCCGAAGCAGGTAACAGCGCTGGAAGCGGTGCCCGTCTCAGCCGTGCAGCTCAGGCGGATGTAACGCTTCAGGTCGTCGTGGTTGAGCGTCTTCACTTCCTTGTAGGCAGCATTGCCGATCGCAGTGAAGGTGCCGCCAGTCACAGCAGTGAACGTGCTGTTGTCAGAAGACTCTTCAATGCGGAACGTCAGATCAGCGCCAGCGCCAGCAGCGGTGCCGGCCAGGATGATCTGAATGTCGCCGTCGTACTCAAGGAGATCGACGCCGGTCTGGTTGCCGGTAGCGGTGATGGTGGTAGTAGCCAGCAGCGTGAAATGCTGCAGCTTCTCAAGTGTCTGCTGGAAGATTGCCATTGGTCCTCTTGCGGAGTGGTTTGCGGAAAGGCTGCGGGCAAACTGCCGGGGCCGGCTCCACGATCGGAGCCGGCTGCGCTTTGCCCATGTTGATCAGAGCGGTGGCGTCCGATTGCTCGGTATCAACCACCTGCCCTGCCTTGACAGCCACGCCCCTGATGGACGTGTCCTTAAGGATTTGAATCAACATCAGAGGGTGTTGTTGCCGCGGCAGAAGCCCTCGGGATGACGGACCGCAAAGTCCACATCCTGCAGGGCCACCACGCGCACGGTGCCGCTGGTGCTGTGGGTATAGGGATCCACGGTGAGATCCAGGCCGCTCCACATCGCCATGATCAGCTGCGACCAGACCGCAAAGAAGATGTCGCCAGACTCAACCTGATTGCTGACGACGGCGCTGTAACCGTTGACGGTGCCGCCAGGCTCGAACACATAGGCGCCGGTGTCGGTGCCCTTGTCCTTGGTCTTCAGGTTGCCGCGCATGGTGGCATTCATCAGATACGCCATGGCGCCGATGTCGGCGTTGTCCGCGGCGATCTTGGATTCCATGCTCACCACCTCGGCATAGGTCGGGGTGGCGGCACCGAAGTCCTCGGTGTTGATGCCAGTGGTCAGCTTGATGCCAAGTGGCTGGCTGGTATTGCCCAGGCCGTAGAGGCCAACGCGGTCGATCTCAAGCGCCAGCACAGTGGCGAGATCCTGGCGGATCATCTGCTCCACGTCGATGCTGGCCTGCAGCATCAGGCGGCGGCTGTAGTCGGTGAAGGCGCCTACGGTTTTTGGCGAAAGGTTCACCTGATCGACGGTTTGCTGGCTCTCGGTGGGCGAACCAGATTCAGCCACCCAGTACGCAGTAGCCGCAGCGGTCTGGCGCGGGATGGCCACGTTGCCGGTCAGTCCGGTCAGGCTGGTGACGCCCAGGCCGGCCAGTGCCGAGCGGTTGCGCAGCAGTTCAATGAAGCTGCCGGGGCGAAAATCCGTGCCGACCAGATCGCCAGCGCCGGATGCGGTGCCAACAGTAAGGTCACGGCGCAGCACCTCGCTCGGCACCATGATGCCCTGGGCAACCTTGCCGGCGCGTGCAGCGGCAGCCTCGGAGCACTCGCGCTCGAAGGCCGCGGCCTCCTGCAGCTTGCGGTCGCCAGGGTTGGCCAGTGCGTTGATTGCGCGCTGGAAGCTGAACTCACGGGTCTCCTTGGCGCTGAGGCCAATGTCGCCAGCGGACTCGCTGACAGGCTGCGCCTTGCTGCCAAGTTGATCGAGCACAGCAGCGCGGGCCTCATCAAGGCTGCGGCCGGATTCAACCAGCTGGCGGCCAAGGTCAGCCATGCCATGCTTCTCGGTGATAGCGGTGATGCCAGAAATGCGGATGCGCTCAGCCTTGGCAGCCTCTGAAGCCGCTTCAGCCCGCACCGCCATCAGATCGGTGGTGGTGTCTTCCATGTCGGTAGAAGTTGGGACAAGTGATGCGGCTGTGGCCGCGACCGGAGCATCCAGTGAACGCCCTACTCCGATTGTAGGGTCGGCAGGAATTGACACTAGCGATAGCTCGTGCGCGCTCCATCGCGTCACGATAAAGTCTTCTCCTCGTTGCTCCATATCGTTGATCGCATAGCCGAAGCTCACATTGCGCAGCACGCCATCACGAACATCATTCATCACCTCCTGCGCAAATGGATTGCGACTCATACGCACGCGCGCGTAGCCGCGCTTCTGGTCTTCATCCACCCATGCGCGCTCGACCACGCCGATCAGCTTGTCCGGGTCATGGTTGAACAGCAGCGGCGCGCCATCGTTCAACCGCGCAAGGTCTACGGCCTCGCGGGTGTGGGCCAGGATCTCATTGCCGAAGTAGCGCGCAACGGGATACTCACTTGAAAATGGGAACTCAAGCGTGCGGTCATCTTCTGCGATCTGCGCTGATCGAGTGAATGCCACCGGCGCTGAACGCTGCATCCGCTCGCCGGTTGCCACCTCAAACAGGATCTCCTGCATGTCATTGTCGCTCAACCATTGCCGGGCCTCGTCGGTGCTGAATCGTGCCGCGTCAAAGCGAATGGCCTGCAGCTCAGTATTGCCATCCTTGATCCCATAGATGAAATCAACGCCAGGGCCGCCTTCATCATTCACGCGCCGGATCTCATCGTATTGATCAGGATCGGTCAATCGCGCCGCGTGCTCATTGGGATACGGTCGTTCCATCGTGCGATCTTGCAATGCCTTAATCCTATCGGCCTTGGATGTAGACCAACTTTGGCCAGCATCGCCGCCCCAAGCGGCCCAGGCGACGCGGCCCGGTGATGGGTAGCCGTCTTCGCCTTGGCTGAAGCCCTGTCCTTGCTTGTCCACTTCATGCCGCGCAAACCATGCAGCCATGGTGATCACGGTGTCAGGTGACAGCTCATCACCACTCAGGATCTGCGATGCTCTGGTGGCTGCCACATCAGTGCCGCCCTGCTCGCCATCGGCTTTCCACGCGCGGTAGCGTTCAGCCTCCTCGCGCATTCCAGCGGTTGGCATCAGGCTGATCTCGGTGCCGTTGACGTTGGCCATTAGGCAGTCTCCTCAGCGGGCGGTTGCGTCTCTGGGTATGGCTGCATCTGCTGCAGGCCGGCGCCTGTGACTTGCGTCGGATCACTGTCCACAACGATGCCCATCTGATCGAGCATTGCCAGCTCTGACTGTCGCGCTAGCAGCAGCTCATCAAGATCCCCGCCCTGCTCTGCAACCACCTCGCCCAGCGTCTTGAAGCCGCACCGCACCGCTTCCTTGTATGCGGCCACTTCCTTGGCAGGGTCAACCCATGCCCAGCCGCGTGGCATCCAACGCGCGGCCTTGAAGCGATCGGGTGCCAGCTCGTAGCCGGGCAGCGATAGCGCATTGCTCAGCACTGCCAGCTCAATCCACTCGTGGAACACGCGGCGGTGGAAGTTTTCGATCATCCACGATTGCAGAATGCGCCAGTGGTCACGATCTTCAATCAGGCTCAACCGGCTACTGCTGTAGTTGGTCTGGCTGAAGTCGCGCGAGATCGTCTCGTAGCTGCAACCGATGCCTGCAGCCATGGCGCGCAGCATCGCCCGCAGGAACGGCTCGAACTGACCATCGGGGCTATCCAGGCTCGGCACTGTGACCGACTCGCCGGGATTGAGGTATTTGAAGACTCCGGGCTCGAAGTTGCTGACGCGCTCGCCATCCATCACGTCATCACCGATCAGCTCGCCCTCGGGGCTGGTAATGAAGCCCATGAGCGCACTGCTGGCCCGTGCTCGCACCACCTCGGCCTGCTCGTAGCCCGCCAGATGATGCAGTCGCTGGATTGCACTGGCAAACCATGTAACACCCCTCGTCTGGCCGGGGCGCTCGGCGCGGTAAAGGTGAATGATCTCCTCAGCCGGGATGCGCTTGTGGCGCTGCGTGCTGATCTGCTGGTTGCTGAACTGGTAGTCGCCGGGGTGATACGCCAGGAAGTGATACGCGATCGGCCTGCCCCAGCCGTCCACCTCCACGCCCATGCGGATCTCGTTGCCCTGCTGGCTGCGGCCATTGAGACCATCATCCAGCTGATCCGCCTCGATCACCTCCATCGCCAGCGGCACAGTGCTGCCACCAAAGCTCTGCCGCACAAGGCGGATGAACACCTCGCCGCTCTCGGCGCAGGCGCGGATCACTAGCCGTTCAATGTCGGCAAAGCTCAGTTTGCCGCCGGTGTGGCAATGCCGCGCAGTTGTCCATTGCCGCCATGCCGCCTCGATGGCATCGTTCACCTGGGTGTCAAGCCTGCCGCCGCGCTGCATCCGCACCTGCGACTGAAACGGGATGCCCTGCCCGATCACGTTGCCCTCGATCGCGCGCAATGCCTGCCGCGCGTAGTCGTTGTCCCTGCACAGCTGCCGCGCGCGATCGCGCAGTTTCTGCGCGCTGCCGTAAATCTCGCTGTCGGCGCTGGTGTTGCCTGTCACCCAGTCAGCAGTCAACCTGCTGAACTGCGCGCCTTGGTACATCCGCCGCCGCGGTGCTGATGGTGCCGCCTGTTGTCTGCGCTTCTTGGCCATCAGCTGAATCTCACGAATAGGTTGTGCGGATTGCCCAGGCCATTGGCCGCCAGCTCGGCAGCCTGCTCACGCTTCACATCAGCTTTGAGCTTGGCCTCCAGCTGCAGCAAGCTCTCCAATCTCATCTTTGTCAGATTGCGGCTTCCAATGCTGTACTGCTGCACAGCGCCGCCTGCAATCATCGCGCGGATTGCAGCCTGCACCGCATCGAGATCCTGCTGCGCCTGGCTGCGGCCATCAAACGCGCCAGGCGATCCGGCGTAGTTCAATGCCGCCAGTACATCAAGCTGACCAGCACCGAGCGTCAGTTTCTCGCTGCCGGCAGTTGCAATCGCCTGCCAGTACCACTGCCCTGCGTCGAAGCCAGCACTCGTGGCCGCGGTAATGGTCAGCTCCCACCCTTGGCCATAAGCGGTGCCGGTGATCGTTGCGCCTTCGCTTGCAGTATTGGTGCGCAAGTAATAGGTCAGCGCCCAGGTGCCGCTAGTGACGGCATTGCCAAACGCATCCACGCTGGCATCATCCCGCCACTTCACCGTGTCGCCGGCTCGGATTGTCGCAGGGATGTTCACCGTTACCAGTTGCTAAGGAAGGCTGCGCCAGCCTTAGCTGATCTTAGCGATGGCTTAGCGCGTGCTTCTGCTGGCTTGTCCAGCTGATCCCATATCGTCTTGCGGTCATAGCGCGTGTAGAGATGGCACAGCGCGGCATAGGCATACACCAAGCAATCCAGCGCCTCGTTGCGCGCTGATGGCTTCTTGACCCATTCGCGCACCGGGAACCCTGAGCGGTTGTATCGCATCACCTGCTTCTCGGCGGTCAGCTGCTCGAAGTAGTCAACCGTTGCATCCATGTGGAAGTGCAGGTAGCCAGGCCCAGGCTCGCTATGCCTGATCCGGCCGAACAGCGTGGTCTTGATCGTGTCGCTGCCGACCGGATGCACCACTGCGCCGCGCTTCATGGTCTGGCCTTTGGCGTTGAGATCCACCCGGCTGCCCTTGCCGATCGGTGGCTTGCCGCGCTGGCTGGCGCCTTTGATCGCAATCACGCCCTGCCTGCCGCGTTCGCGTGCGTACTGATAAACCTCCGCCGTGAAATGGCCGCCGCTGTCGATCGCTACCACATGCGGCCGGATGCCATGCCCCTGCGCGTGCGGCCACTCGCGTAGTACCAGCTGATCCAACTGCTTCCAGAGGTCTGCGCGGCTCGGGTCACCGTGGATCTCCTGGTGATCCAGCAGCCAGCCTTCCTCATCGCGGCCCCACGCCCAGACGCTGATCGCCAGGCGGTTGTCCTGCACGTCAACGCCGACCGTGATGGCCGACGCACCATCTGGCACCGTACCGGGCTTGTAGTGCTCGCAGCGCTCCAGCAGGCCGCTGGCGCTCACCTTGCTGGCGTAGTCCTCTGCGAACGTCTCAGCCAGCCGCGTATTGACGAAGCTCTTGAGCATCGGCGCATCCGCCTTGCTGCGCATGAACTCGTCAACCATGTCGCCCCAGCTCAGCCAACCGAGCGGTGAATAGAGTCCACTCAGCTGAAAGCCAGCAGTCTTGCCGCCATCGCCAAGCGCAGTGGCGCGCCATTCACCACCGCGCAGCAGGGCAGGCTTGTGCAGTTCCCCGAATCGCTCTTTGCACGCTTCGCATTCATACGTCGCGCTGCCCGGATCATCCTTCTCCCACTTGAGCTGCGACCACTTGAGCCATTGCATCGCGCCGCAGCTTGGGCATGGCACAAAGTAACGGCGCTGATCGCTGCGCTCGTATTCCGCTTCGATGCGGCTGAAGTCCTTGATAGTTGGCGTGCTGGTCAGCAGGATCTTGCGCCGCGCGAACGTCGTCGCCCGTTTCTCGGCCAAGCTGACCGGATCGCCCTCGCCGTCAACGTCCAACGGGAAGGCGTCCACCTCATCGAGGAAGATGTAGCGACACGGCGTCGATCGCAGCCCGGTGGCTGAGTTACTGCCGGTGAGCAGGAGCATTCCGCCCGGAAACTCCTTGCTGAACATCGTATTGCCACTGTCCCTGCTGCGGCTTGGCGCGATCCGTTCCGCCAGCACTGGCGTATCGGTGATCATGCTTTCGAGGCGCTGCTTGCTCAGGCGCTTGGCCATCTCAACTGTGGGTTGCACCGCCAGCAGTGGGCCGGGTGCATGATGGATGACATAGCCGAGCCAGTTGCTACCGGCTTCGGTCTTGCCGGTCTGCGCTGCGAACATCATCACCACGCGCTGCACGTTACTGCCCGTGCTCAGGCAGTCCATCGGTTCGCGCAGGTATGGCGTCCTGCTGGTGCGCCATGGGCCAGGTTCGGCACTGGCCTTGCTGCTCAGCATTCGGTACTGATCAGCCCACTCGCTGACCGTCAGCTGCGCATCAGGTCGCAGCCCATCGAGGAAGCCGCCGCGGTATGCGTTCATTCACTTAGCTCCGACAATGCCGCCCGGTGTTCTTGGCTGAGCAATTCATGGATCACCACCGGATCCGTCTCGCCTGCCAGTTGATGGCTCAGTCGATCGGCCAGGTTGGCCAGTGCTTCACGGATGCTGCGCCCCAGCGCAAACGCTTCCTTCTTGACCTCATCAGCGCTGATCAGTTCGCGGCGTTGCTGGCTCACCTGCAGCTTGGCCAGCTCCGCCTGGTAATGCTCACGCCTTGCGCGGCTTTCATTCAGGTCCGGGATCTCATCATCCGGCAGCGCTTCAAGGCGGCGCTTTAGCTCGCGTGGTGTTGGGTCCGCAGGTGGTGACACCTTGCTGCTGGCTGTGGCCCTGGTGTTCTTGTTCCACAGCTCCAGCGCGAGGTCGCGGTCCAGCCACCGCTGGCCGTCCTTGTCAACGATGGCAGCAGCGATTCGGCTTTTGCTGGCATGGGTAACCGCACCTTTCGTGCAGCCCTTCAAGATCGCAAACTCAGCAAAGCTGACAAGCACAGGTAGTTTAATCACTAAACCAATGCTAAACCCTCGCTAAACCGCCTGCCGTAGCTGTGCTGAGATCCCTTGCGGCGCAAGGGTTTAGGCGGTTTAGCGTTTGGCGCTAGTTGAATGGCGAGGTTCGAATTTACC